GCGGCAGATTGCCTGGAGGTCTTTGCGGCCGCGCCAGCCACAGAAGCTGTGACAGTCCAGGCAGATCCCAGCTTGAAGCCCAGAGACACGTTCGCGGCAACGGTTGCTGCGACTGTTTGGCTCGAAGCGATCTTGTAGCCAACAATGAAGTTGGCCACGGTGCCGACAGAAGCGTTCCCGGCGACGGCAAGTCTCTTGGTGAGAGATGCCGATGCGACCGGGCTTGCAGCGCCTGTGATTACTCCCGCAGCGCGGGCTGTCTTCGAGATGGCGGCAGAAGTCGCTGCGGTGGCGGTGATTGCCCCTGCGAGCTGCTGAAGCGTCCCAGACCGCCCGTTCAGGACGAGCTGGTTAAGCTGTGACGCATTCAGCAACATCGCAGACCCAAGCGATTAAGCGAAGGTGATCGACAGGGACGCAGCGGGGAACGTCACCGTGTCAGCCTGGTTGATCGTCTTGGAGATGGTGAGCGCACCCCAGAACAGCAGGTTGCCTGCGCTCGCGGCGTCGTAGATGCCAAAGTGAGTCACCGCGCCCCAGTTAGCGGAGGGCGTAGGGAACGTGATGGCAGCGTTGTTGCTGGTCTGACCACCGGAACCGGTCGAGGCAACGGTGCTACCGGCCGACTGAGTGCCAGCCCAGTTGGCCAGCGACGATGTCACGGCCACACGGGCGTAAGAGCCACCAGTGACCTCGGTGCCACCACCGGAATCAGAGGGCGCTGCAGGGTGGTGGTCGTGGGCGCGGCCTGGCCACGGAAGAGCTGGTCGATGATCTTGTTTTCGAGAAAGTCGGACATTGCGGACATGGTTTACTCCTTATGCAAACTGGGAACGGACGTTGAACTTGAGGACCTCATAGACGGTCTGAAGCTGACCATCGAAATCCACCTCGACTTCGCCCTCGTAGGGGCCTGGCTCAACGTCGAGTACGCCTGGGCCGAAGTTGAATCGGACCTGACCGCCAGTGCCACCGCTCACCTTTTCACAGGTGATCGTTGACAGGACTGTGCTGCTGCCCGATGCGCGAAAGCGCACGCGAACAACAATCTCTGAATCAGACAAGTTGATCGCCGCGCCGGTCGACGGGTCGGTCAATGTCAGCTTGATGTACGGCAGGTTGTCGCCCTGCACGAGATTGATTTTGGCCATCAGATCTTCCTCATCTTCACGCTCAGGCTCGAGCGCACATGGCCACGAGAGGCTCGCTGCCTGGCGACGTTGATCGCCTGGTCGAAAAAGCCCTTGTTGATCACAGCCATATCTGGGTTCGTGTACGCCTTGCCAACGCTCACCTGAAGGCGATACGCAGCGCCCTGACCAATAGCCTCGGCGTAGTCCTCGAAGACCTCGTCCTCGATAGTGGTCGAGGCCCTGGTGGGCTTGAGCGCAATGCGCATCGTCAGACCATTGCGGTACTGTCGATCTGGCAGGGGCCACACAGAGATCGTGCGAGCGTCCTTCTGGAGGTACGCCGTGGGCGTGCTGCCGCGAGCCTGGTATGAACTGAAGAGCCGGTTGTAGACGGCGGGGTCGTTCACGAAGTCAGGAGCCAGCGGGGTGATCTCGCGGTTGTCGAGCCACGCCTTCTGCACCTTGACGACCAGGTAACCAGTCGGTGGCTCGAGGTCGTAGTCGACGATGTTCTGACTGATCGTCACCGGATCGTGATCGCGGGTGAGGATTAAGCTCTTCTCGCAGAACTCGATGCAGGTATTGCGAATCGCCTGGACGACCAGCGGCTCAGGAGCGCCGATCACCTCTGGCATGACGTACGGGAAGAAGTCTTCATAGGACGCCATCAGACGCCTCCAATCTGCTGGGCCGGTGCGCTAGGCTGGTCGCCAGGCCGGTTCATCGCCGGAGCGAACGCGTTGTCCGCCATGGTCTTGTCGCCGAGCATTCCGTTGAAGAGCGCCAGGTAACTGGCTGCGAGCTCTGCGTTGCCTGCGAACTCCGTGTCTCGAGCGTAGGACTTGTAGAGCACGAACACGACCAGGTGCTCCATGTACTCATCACGCAGGCCGATCGTGTCGCTGGTCTGGGACACGTTGCCAATGACGGCAGAGACCTTTGCCTGGATCCTTGCGCCAGTGTTGGCGGGCGGGTAGACCTCGAATCGCCGTGCGGTTCTTGGATCGAAGATGTAGTGCTTGATCGTGGATGACTTGGCTCCAGCTCGCCAGTTGGGGCTGAAGGCATCGAGGACGGTGTTGTCCACCAGGGTGACAGCACGGCCCTGGGCGTCGTCCACGCCGAGGTTGCAGACGATGTCGATCAGGCGGTAGGCGGAGTCAGGAATCGTTTGGAGCGCGCCAGCCACCAAGGTCAAGGGGGATAGGATGGTGTTGGCGTCAGGCCGCTTGATCAGGACCATGCGGCAGGCATCGTTGATGTAGCTGATCAGGTCAGAGTTCGACCAGCGATATGCGGCTGCATCACTGTCGTTGAGTACCGGTCGTACGCGGCCAAGGATGTCGGAGACGATCATGGAGCACCTGATGTTCGTGAGCTGGGCTTACGTCCCAGCTTGGTGACCTGTCTGCGAAACACTGCCTTGGCGACCTCGAGGTCTGTTTCCGGCTCATCCGCGCTGGTGTTGACAGGATTCTCACTGGTGTTTTCTAGCTCGGAAGCCTGGACTGGGGTGGGGTCGTAGACCTCCATGTCGTCACGGGAGGCCAGGTTTTCCGTCCACACGTAGATGTGGCCGGTTGTCTTTTGCTTGAGAAGTTTTTTCATGGCGCCAAAAAATAAAAAAGGGGAGGGGAGTTACCCCCTCCCCCTCACGGGTTAACGTGGATTACTTGGACACGTAGCCGTGGACCAAGGCTTCAGGCTTGGTCACCTTGTAGCCGTACACGTTCAGGCCGCGCATGATGTTGCCGAACGTGGACTGCGAGCGCAGGGTTTCCACGTTGGTGATCTGCGAAGCGAACGAGATGGCATCGCGGGTACCGGCCATGATGTTCCAGGCCGACTTGTCAGCAGCGCCGCCAGTGCCGCCAGAAGCACCATCGCTACCCAGGTCGGTGACCTTGGACAGGTTGTTGCTGATGTAGACGGTGAAGCGGTCGATCATGCCGATCTTGCCGTTACGCAGAGGCGTGACGGAGTCACCGGTCAGGTAGGCTTGCTTCAGATCAGAGTTCTTGATCATCGAAGCCATCCAGGCGGGGATCACCATCCAGCGACCGTCTTCAGGCGTGTTCTGCTCGTCCAGGACCTGGCCCATGTCCAGGATCATGTCCAGGATGTTGGCCTTGGTCAGGGCGCGAGGAGCGCCAGCGGCACCCAAGTTGATGTCGCCAGAGATCGCGCCAGCGGTGGCGCCCTTGTTGGCGGCAGCGGCGTCTGCGTACACAGAGCCCAGAACGTCGCCGTCGATGGCGATCTTCATCTGCTGACTTGCGTCGTTGGTGAAGATGTCCATCAGCTTGATGTCGGCCTGGACTTCGTCCACGTCGTCCAGGACGACCTGGAAGTACTTGCCCTTGTCGATGCTCAGCTCCAGAGGAGTGCTGTTAGGAACCTGGGAAGTCAGGTTCATACCCTTCTGGTAGTTGCTGATGTTGATCGTTGGGATGGTGCGGATGAAGACCTTGTCGCCTTGGCCCTTGATTTCGCCTTCCCAATCGTTGTTGGTGATTTCGCCCAGGACGGTGCTCTTGTAGAACTTGACCTGGAGCTTGCCGGACCAGACTTCGGGGATGAAGCCATTGGCACCAGCGTATGCGTCAGTGCCGCTACCGGCGCCGTAGTAGTTACCGTTTACTGCGAGAGACATGATGTCACCTTAAAACTTGGTGGCCGCTTACCGCACTCGTTGTTCGCGGATCGCAGCCTGGATTTCTGCATCAATGGCAGCAGCTTGTTCTTCGGTGTACTGCCCACGGCGATCAGCTGCGTAGAACGCGGCGATCTCGGCACGAGCCCAGAGCTTCTTGCCTTTCGGCGCTTCTGGCGTGCGAGTAGCCTCGGGGGCTACCTGGGACTCCAACGAAGTCGAGCTTGCTGCCGACTTATCTTGCTGAACCCTCTTGAACGCACTGAAGAATCTGGCAACACGATCTGCATCGCGCTTCTCCTCAGCCTGCGACAGAATGTCTTGGCGTTGCATGCCGGTGAGGTCATCGACTTCACCTAGCCAGGTGTGGAACTCGGGGTCGTCGTTGATGACACGCCAGTCGGGGACTGCCATGCCGAGACGATCGTAGAAGCTGACCTCGACGTTTGCCGTCGCGGTACCGCTCAACTGCTCGAGCTTCCTGCGGAGTTCTGATATCTCGCCGTCCTTGACCTGCACCTCTTCACGAGCTGCGCGGCGGATAAGGTCGACCAGTGGTTCACCGAACTCGCTCACCTCTTCAGGCTTGACCAACTTCTCTTGGGGAGTAGTCAGCTTCGCCTTCAACGCCTCCACTTCTTCGGTCAGGCTATTCAACTTGCCATCACGCTCTTTGATCGCGGCATGCAGTCGCGGGACCTCGGCGTTGTACTTGCCACTCAGAGTCTTGAACCGGGCCTCCCACTTGTCATCTCCCTCGGCCGGAGGGGTGTTCTGGGGTGCCGGAGCATGAGCTTCCGGTGGTGCCGAAATACCGCCCGAAGACTCCGTGCTGGGAGGCGTCGGGTCACCAGGAGGAGTTACACCTTCTGGTTGTGTCTGCTGCGGCTGGCGAGCCTGTTGCAGTCGTTGAAGAGCTTCTTCTGCCTTTCTTTCCGCCTCAATGACGGCGCGTGGTAGGTTCAATTCAAACTCCTTGAGCCTTCACTTCCTGCTGGGAGCCACTTAGGGTTTTCCCTTACGGTCGATTCGGTGTTCTCGGTGCCCACGCTATCCGCCGTAGGTCCTGCGGTTTGCCCCGACGGGGCGAATTACTTCATCTTGTAGAGCGTGTCCCTGGCCGATCGCTTCTTCTCGAGAAGCTCATCGAGCACTTGGGATGCCCCTTGATGCCACCTGGTCTGAACTTCATCCCTGGTGAGATCGTTCTGCTTTCGGAGATCAGAAAGAGACTCATCGAGCCACTTGCAGATCTCCTCGAAATCGTTGTTGCCCTCCAAGGAGGACAGCGCTGCGACAACTCTAGCTGGTGGTTTCAGCAGCATTAGGACTTTTTCTTACCGTAGTCCTGAGGGCTACGAACCCCAGGACCGAGCGTGCCGCACGGCAGGTTGGGAGCGGGGCAGGGCTTAGGGCCTTGTTCTTTGATGTGCTTGGACATGGCTCGCCTCAGCACTTCTTGGCGCCACGCACCATGCCGCCGTCTTTGTACTTCTTGACCATGCCACCGTCCTTGAGCTTGACCGGAGCGGCTTTCTTGCCGTGCATCTTGGCCTCGTGCTCTTTGACCTTCTTGGTGGCGACCTTGCTCATCATCTCTTTGGCTTGCTTCATGTGAACCTCATTGCATTAGGTTGGCTTCTGCGCCCCCGGCGGGATTACCGGCTGCGTCAAGTGTGACCGGTGCTTGCGGCGCCTGGCCCTGGCCACCCATGGCCTGAGCCTGCTGCATCATCTGCTCGGCCATCTGCTGCTCCTGGCGGAACTCGAGCTGCTCGGTCGTGGGAACGAGCTTGTCGGTGTCCATCTGGAGCGTCTTGGCAACCTCGCGCAGGAGGTAGGCACGCCCAGTCGGGCCGATGATCTGGAGGTCGACCGGGTTGGCGGTCGCTTGCAGGAACTCGTTGCGGCGAATCTGGAGCTGCTCCTTGGCAACCAGGCCCATCGCACCCTTGGCGATGACTTTGAAGTCACCCTTGCAGGACATGTCCGAGTCGTAAACCATGTTGTGGACGTAGAGCCTGTCGACCAACGCGGACACCACGTTGTCGATGGAGGCGATCGCCGCCTTGATGCCCTTGGCTGCGTTGTCCATCAACATGCTCAGGCCAGACGCCGTGCGACCGACGCCGCCGCCAGAGGTGTTGCCGTAGACGTAGTTCGGGATGCCGGTGACTTCATCGGCCTGACGGCTGAAGTACTGGTACACGTTCATCAGGGCTTCAGCGTTCATGTTCGGCTGGAAGAACCTGACGGCTGGCTGACCGCCACCAGTCCGGTCAGACGTGGTCTGCCAGATCTTCCAGGGGTACATCGAGGTCACGTCCTCGCCGTCGGGCAGACGGTCCACACTGATCTCGGCCTGCGGGCCTGAAGCGATACCCATGTTGTTCGCCAAGCTGCGGGCTGCGGCGTTGCACAGGGTCTGCGTGTCGCGCATCTGCTCGGGCAGTGCGGTGCCCCAGAAGCTGCCAGGGATTGGAACCCACTGGGCGATCTCGTAGGGGCGAGCGCCGAGTGGATCGGGGTTGAGGATGGCCTTGATCACGAATGGGCCGATGACCCAGACGTTGGCCTCGTACTCCTTGTACCGCTCGAGCTTCTTGCCCTTGTAGCCCCAGTCCATGAGCATCTTGCCGCTGACGCTGCCCCAGTACTCGACGGCTTCGATCACGTCCTTGGTGTACAGGCGGGCGTGCGGCTTGCCCTCGAGGCGGTCGCGCTCCTGGTCGCCCATGAGCCACTGGCGAAAGCCTGAGTCGCCGAATCGCTCGAGCACCTGGTCGATGTCGTCGTTGCTGTAGCCAGGCGTGCCCTTCATGGAGTCGAGTGCTGCGCGGGTGAGGCGGTGGCGCTCGATGAAGTAGCCGTCGTGGATCGTGCTTGAGTTGGGTGAGGGGAAGGCGTCGTGCGGGGAGACGCGCTCAACCTTGCGCACGAAGTCGGTCATGATCACCGGCTTGAAGCCAGGACCCCACTTCATCACCTTCTTGCGGCGGATCACCGGACCCTTGAGGATCGCGGTGGGGTAGGTCACGAAGTCGTCCACGAACTCGCGGAACGCTGTGTTGAATTGACCCTGGTTGAGCTGGTCCTCGATCTTGTTCTCCATGCGGAAGGCTTTGAGCTTTGCCTCCTCCCGCATCTTGTCCATGATCTCGTCCTGGACCTGCTCCATGCGAACACGGAAGGCTTCAGGGTGAACCTGGCCACCGGCCTGCACGAACGCCTCCATCTCCAGGCGCACCAGGTCGACGACGCCAGCAGCGATCTCGGGCGGCAGCTCGGGCTCCTTGGCCGGATCGAGCTGGAAGGCGCGACGCCCGCCGCTGATCATCACGTCGTTGATCCAGTTGGAAGCAGCCCTGGACTTGACGTCGGTGATGCGCATGTAGATGTCTGAGCCGCCGGTCCTGGCGATGTCCATCGCCTTGTCCGGGTCGTAGACGCCGCGACGCTGACGCTCGCACTGAAGCAGACGCTCGGTGATCTCTGTCTTGGCGAACTTGGCTCGGCTCCACGCCTCATTGACGTGCGCCGCAAGCTCGGTGCCGATCGTGTCGATCAGTTGATTTTTCTCGTCGACGAGAACCTCGACTTCGACGGGTGGCTCAGCCGCCACCATTGCAAGTCCCATTTTCATGTCCAGCCCCTATTGGATGCGTTGACGACCTGGCGTGCCCGGATGGGACGAAGGCCGTTGCGCACCCGCATGCACAAATACTGAAGAGCGTCGTGAGGGTGCGAGAAAGCATCCTTCACGGGGCGGTCCCTGTATCGTGCCGAGCCGGATGTCTTCATCCGCTCATACCGGTAGCGACCATTGAATCCTTTGCGCAGAGTCGTGCATCTCGGGTCCAGCAGCAGAGCTGGTCCTCCGTCGATCATCCGCGTGAGGAAGTACGCCACCGATTCTCGCCGGGGTATCCAGTCGTTGGTATCGGCGGGTTCGGTGGGTATGCCGCACTCGTTCAATTCCATGAAGCAAGTGCGAGTGTCTGTCTGGGCGCGGATCGCACCAGCGGGGTCGCCGTCGCTGAACCGGGCAAAGCCGTTGTAGCGGTTGGTGAGGATCGGGCGCACCACGTCTGAGGCGAACTCCCGGATACCCATGTCCTCGCTGATGATCTCTTCGAGGATGTGCAGCCTGCCGTTGGGCATCTGCTGGGCGATGATGCACGCCGGGGTAAGCCCGAAGTCCCAGCCCAAGATGATGGGCAGGCCACGCACCGGCTCGAGCTCTTTATCGCTGACGTGAATCCGGTCGTTCCATTCGGGGAAGACAGGCTTGCCGTCTGAGGTCGTGCCGTAGTTGCCCAGCAGGAAGACGTTGATCCAGGTGTCTTGTTTGCCGCCGAGCTGCTGGAGGTAGTAGCCGTGCCCGTTGGGCAGGTTGTCCACGTTCTCGGCGTCGGGGTTGGGCTTGTAGTCCTCTTCGCCGTGATCGAAGTACAGGCCACCTGGTTGGCGGAAGAACTGCCAGCCCTTGGGTGTATCGACCTCGGCGATCTGGTAGTACCAGTGGTCGTCGTCTGGCGGGTTGGTGTCGATGATGACGCCGCACCAGGAGGGACCGCCCTTGAGTTTGGAGGGGTAGCGGCCGACACGCTGGGTACACATGTCGAAGACCGCCTTGGGAATCTCTGAGCCCTCGTTGATCCAGGCTCCGCTCAACTCAAGGGATCGCAGCTTGCCGGTGTCGAGCTCGGAGTCGAGCGCCAGGAAGATGACCTCGAGCTCCATCGAAGTGCCGTCGCCGATGTCGTCGATGCGCATGAAGCTGGTGATGGGCGTGTCCCAGCGGATGGGCGCCACGTTCTGCGGGAACCAGGTCTGCCACGTCTTGATGGTCGTGGACTTCAGTTCGGGGTACGTGTTTCGTATGACTGCCCATCTGGACCGACGTACACCGTCAAGCCAGGGTCGCTGGGCAAGAGCACGCATGACGATTTCAGAGCAGCAGGCAGATGACTTGCCGCTACCAACAGGCCCCATGAGACCTCGAACGAAGCTGGAGTCCTGATGAAATTCGGAAGCGACAGGGCCAGGCGGATAGTAGGTGACCGCCTCTTCTGCATTTGCTACCGCCTCGCTCATTCAGCCTTAGGCTTGACGCCTGTGTTCAGGTTGAACGTGATGCCCTGTGAGCCGGTCTCGATCTTCACGTCGGACAGGTTGGGCAGGCTCTTGTCCATGAGGACCTTGATCGCCTGGACCTGCTGCGTGCTTAGGTCGGTCTTGCCCATGGCGCAATCGGTGAGTCGATTGATCAGCAGGCTGACCTGGATTTTCTTTCGCACATCCTCTTGATGTGTCTTGCGCATTCTCGCTGCCATATCAACCTCTATGCTTTCGTTGGTGGCTTTGCGGGAATTGTGGCTGGTGGTTTGGCGGAGCCTGAAGGAATCGAACCCTCACCTGTCGCCAAGTGGCCGGGGGTTCAAACCCCGTTTGTGCCCTGCACGCCAGGCTCCGCGTCTGGTGCCCCTGGTAGGAATTGAACCCACGACCTTCCGCTTACAAGGCGGCTGCTCTGCCAACTGAGCTACAAGGGCTTGGCACCCCGCGAGGGACTCGAACCCCCATCTTCGGTTTTGGAGACCGACGTCCTGCCATTGGACGAGCGAGATACGTCTGGCTCCGAGGGCTGGGATCGAACCAGCGACCAATTGGTTAACAGCCAACTGCACTACCGCTGTGCTACCTCGGAAAATCGTCGGGGGTTGATGGTGGTGGGGGTGGAAGGATTTGAACCTTCTCGACTCTTGGTCAACGGGTTTACAGTCCGCCGCGCCTCACCATCTGCGCCGCACCCCCAGGCAGGGGGTTCAATACGACGAGGGTGTCGTATTACGCCAAGAGTTTGAATTGGTCTGGGTGGCAGGATTTGAACCTGCGGCCTCCGCCTTCCAAGGGCGGCCGTCTACCGGGCTGACATTACACCCAGAGAAAGTCGGTCGTGGAAGGGAAGCGAGTTGCATGGCGGCAATTATATACAGACCTTAGGGGGTTTAGCCCGTGGCGATAAACCAGGGTAAACCCTATATATGGGACCCCTTACGGGGGTCAGTCGGCGTGGTCACCAGGGAGGAAAGGAAGACTCCACGGAGAAACTCCCGGCCCACGCTGCGGAGGTTACGTCCCCACCAACCGCTGGGGTTTTCTCATGGCGAGACCTCAGTTTGACTGGGGTTTGATCCACCGCGCAAAGCGCAAATCAAGATCAAACTTCGAGAACTGGCACAGTCTTTGCTGTATTAAGATATACATAGGATACCGGTATCCTTATATACCGGTATCCCTTAGAAAATAACTAAAAGAATGCGTAAGCATTCTGGTTTTCTAATCATTGGTTATCCGCATAGCGGTATAAGGATACCGGTAGTAACCACCTTAATCTGGTTACCTATGGCTGGATACCGGTATCCACCGCTCACATCACAGCTTGACCACGCTTGACGTGCTCGGCTGCGCCAGCAAAGGCGTACAGCAGCTGCTTGGCCAGCTTCATCAGGTCTTCCTGACCGCCGAACTCACGCAGATCGAGCTCGGTCTCGAACGCATGAGGCTCACCGTAGACCAGAACGGTCCCGTGAACCTTCACGAACCAGGGTGCATAGACGAACTGAGTCGTCTCCTCGACGTTCACTTCCCGCAATGGGTCGAATTGACGCAGGAAAGCCTGCACTTCAGGGGCTTTGAGCATGGGTTTCTCCGGTTGATGTTCCAAAAAGGATTCTGACCGGGGTTCCTTTAGGCCCCCCAGGGTCGTTTTCCTGGGTCCACTGGGGGGTAGGTACCACCCACCCCAAGAAAACGCAGCCAAGGCCTGAAATAAGCGTCCTGGCTATGCCTTCGGCTGGGATTAGGGCTTGGGGTTGTGAAAGGCGGGTCTCGCACGAGTGATCCTATACGTGCTGGAGTCCTCATACCCCCCGTACTCCGCTCCGGCTGGCCATAGGCCCCCTCCCTCCACCACCTTCCGGCCTGTACAGACCGGTAATCAGTAGTAACCCTATGTGAATCAATGGGTTATCTACTGTCTGTGTACTTAATCGTCTGTTGTCTACCTTTCTTTGGGAGAAAGGTAGCCACCTTCCTTGGGTTATTGGTGATGAAAATGTATGGAATCCAGCTCCCGTGTGGGTTGATCTATGACATTCCTCCTACCAATAACCCCAACCCCTTGATTTAGAAAGCAAATCGCCATGAAACCCCCCATTGCAAAAACCTATCTCGACTACGTTTCCTATTGCCGTAGCCGAGGTCTCAAACCCATGCCTCTCATCAGCTTCAATCAGCTCCTCAAAGCTGGTTACAACCCCTTCACAACCTCCTGGAGTTAATAAATGTACGCAACCATCGCAACCCTCTTCACCGTATTAACCGTTCCAGCCATGTATCTCGGTCTACTGGTAGTCAAGACCTATGACCTGAGGTTTGAGCTGTTCTGCCTTCCCATCTTCCTGTGCTTGGCCATCGCTTGCTGGGCTGTCGCCAGGATGGATGACGTCTCCCGCTGAGCCTAAATCTGTCTGGCTCTCCTTTGGAGAGAGCCAGCCAGCTTTCTCTTGTGTTTGTTTAATTAACCCTTGTTTGTCTTGAAAGGACACTCTCATGTTTTTCACCACCAAATCCCTGAACGCCAACGGTCCCACTCCCAAGCAAGTGGAGTGGTTTGCTCGCCGCAACATGGTTGCTCCGGCTACCCGTGAGGAAGCGAGCTCGTTGATCGCCGCTGAGATCGCCAAGCAGGAGACCGCTCCCGCTCCCGAGAAGGTTCTCGGTGCTGCGTACATGCTCGGCGTTGGCCTGGGCTGGTGCGGCAAGGAATTGCCCGGCGCTGGCATTCGAGAGGCGATGACCCAGGTCAAGATCCTCGAGCAGGTTCAAGCCATCCAGCGAGCCATGCTGGACGACAGCAAGTCTCAGGACGACGTCGACGCCGCAGTGAAGATGCTGATGGCAACGTGCCTGGAACGACTGGCCAAGCAGATGCCGGTCGAGCGCCGTGTGGTGGGCATGCAGCCCGCAGCGCACGCAGAACCAGCTCCGTACTGAGCAGGTTGACCGGAACAGGGGGTGGCTACGGTCACCCCCTTTTCTTTTCTCGGGAGCTACTCCCAATTCGATATTTACACGAGGCTGACATGACAACCGACACCATCACCCTTCAGCAAGAGCTCGAACAGTTCATCGGCACTGAGAAGTACCACTACAACCCGCTGTACCGCTGGCTCAAATACACCGACGGCGTGAAGTACTTCGCCGAGAACGCAGGCGGCGGAGCCTACTGGTTCCTCGACATCATCGGCACCGAGCTGCGCAGCCTGGCGCACTTCCGCAGTTTCCTGGTCATCGAGCTGGGCGTCCACACCAACCAGTCAGCCGACATTGTCGTGACTGACGGCGATGACTCCGAGCTGTGGGCCAAGGTCATCAGCGCAACCGACTGCCCGACAGGCAACTGGCGCTTCTTCCTTCAGGGAGACGTCTTGATGCTGACCTCGGAGTATTGACCATGAGCCTGTCCCCACAGCAGGCCTTCATGCTCAAGATGTTCGCCGATGGGTGGGGATTCAAGATGTACAACGACAAGCCGGGGTCTTGGAACACCTACTGGTCTCTGCGTCGGCGCGGACTGCTCAGCGCAGGCAAGACAGTCAAAACATCAACCAACCTCATCGCCAAGGACAGGCTCACCGACAAGGGGAGAAAGGCCTTGGCCAAGTACATGGAGAAGCAGAAAGGAAAAACCAATGGGTCGAATGAAGAAGCTCTACGAGCTGACCGCCGAACAGGACAAGCCGTTCCTGTACTTCATGCAGCGCACGACTGACCTAACCGCCGCGTGCGAGAAGGCGCTCGACAAGATTCGTCAAGCCGAGTTCCTGCTCGGCGACTTCCTGGCCAACGCCGAGTTCACGCCGTATGAAGGCGAGGACATCGAGGCTGCTCGCCAATTCCTCAACGAAGCAATCGAACTACTGGAGGGACCGAATGCTCGTCCGACTGGACTTTAGGCTGGGAACGCCGACGCCCAGCAACATGTTTGGCCGACCGTTGATCAGCACGCCGGTTACCAGGTCAACCAGCCCTGAGTACAAGGGCCGAACCCATCCGCCGTGCAGCGACTGCGGCGCCGATGCCAACCAGATGATCACCGAACGCAACCACAACACCTGGTTCTGGTGCGGCGTCTGCGAGGTGGGCGGATGAACGAGCTCGCCAGAGGCCTGGCCCCAGCGCCAGCAACAGCGGCCGAGAAAGCGGCCAAGACTACCGAGCGCATGAAGACTGAGACGATCCACGCTCAGGCCATGCAGCTCGAGTACATGCGACTGCGTCTGATCTCCCTGGAGGAAGAGGTCAAGCAGCTCACCAAAGAGAATCGCAGCCTGGGCTTCAAGCTAAAGGCTGCACAACGCCACATTGAACAACGAGGAGAAACACATGGGTCTTGATATGTACGCT